CATCATCATTCATCTCACGGCAGAGATACACTCCATCCGATGTCCACAATCCTCTGTCTATATACGTGGGTATCGGCTCGCCCTTATAGTCCACTTGGATGAAGTTCTGACAGATAACACCCATCGCATATAGATAATCCTTTGACGGGTCTATTCTCGGATCATCCTTCAACCAATCTGGGAAGGACCCAAACGTGATGCCATAATTCACATCGTCGATGATAGGCTTTGTTACGTTGATAAGTTTTACGATACGCCCTTCCGTCGAGGAAAGATACAAGCAACTCTGACGTGTTTCGTCCGTTTGGTTTCCCCAGCGTGCGATGTTCATCATCTCGCAGGGAGGGTAGTTCTTATTGGCGGGGGTTTCTTTATCAGGATAAAGGGAAACTTCAATATAATTGTTTGCAGTATTTACACTGTTTACTCTCATCCAAGAAGTATAATAAGAACCACTTCCCTTTTCAAGAGTATTCATAATGCCTTTAATTACATTATTTTCTACTTGGGCTGTAAAATAACCATCCCATTTAGATTTTAAATGTAATCCATAACAATTATCCCCTAAATCATCAACAGTTTCAATAGTATCTGCTTCTGTAAGAATTTGGTCTCCTTCTATTGCCTTTAGTCTATTAACTATTAATTCAAGAACTTCAAGAGCTGAGCGTACACGAAGGCTTTCAACTTCCATGTTCCCCTTTTCATCTACGCCTGCTCCTTTACCAGCATACATAGATTTAATAAATCCCTCAGTTTGAAATTCCTTTGAAGTAGTTTTACCATCTACAGCATAGTTAACATTTTCTTCAGAAGTTTTACTCTTTAATATTAATGTCCTATTAGTATCATCCCAAATAAAATAAGCATCTCCAATATAAATATCAGTAAAGCCCATTGTAGTTGATACTTCTATGTAAGAATCTCCAGTAGTCGAATCTTCATGGTAAGAAAATGCAGGGAGATAATTTAAAGTTTGGTTATCTAATCTAAAATAATTACCATCTACATATACATTACCTTCATTATCCCACCAAAGTTTGCCATTAGCTCTATAGCCCGTACCATCAAATCTATCAAGAGCCATTGCAGGACGAACTCCTTCAGGAATAATAAATTCTCCTTTATCATCTTTATCTAAATCAAATAAATCTATTTGGTCTCCTCCTGCCCAAAATGCTATACCATTGCCAGTTCTATCAGTATCTACAATACCATTCATACCAGCATAAGTAACCTGAGTGTCTATAGATTCATTATTTGTTCCTAAAGATATATAACTGGATAATATTAAACCTCCATCAAAATTAGTCTCTTCTTTAAGAGCCTTTGTAATATACCCACTTTTACCTATAACTTTATCATAATCATCTAAGGTATTCTTTATATCATCTTGAATTCCCTTTTCTGCACTGTTTAAAGCTTCTATAAAGGCGTAATAATCCGCTCTAAAAGTGTTAAATTTTTCTTTTATTAAATCCTTTTCTTCTGTTGTTACCTCTTTATCCTCAATAACATTTGTTATTTCATCTAATAATTGAGTAACAGAAATATTAAAATTTAAATAAGCTTCTTTTAAAGCAGCTTTTAAAGTATCATTTAATAATGCACTGTTATATGTGTTAGTATAAGAGTCTTGTACAGAAGTTAATACAGTAGATACATTTGATTGAAAAGCATTTATTTTAGTAAGTTCCGAACTGCTTATAACACCATCTAAAAAAGCATAATCTATAAACTCTTCCATAGAATCTATAAGTGCTTTAATAGAACCTAAAGCAGCACTTAATGCTTGTACTCTTCGTTCGACTTCTTCCGCTTTTGCATCATCCGTATATTTGACTAATTTTTCCCAATGTAAAGCATTAAATTCATCTTCTAAAGTATCACTATGGGAACTTTTTACTGCTATTAGTAAATCTCCCTCTGTATATAAATCTTTAAAATACTTCTCTGCATCTTCTGCATTAAGTATCCACATATCGTTCTCTTCGTAAGAATCTGGCTTTTCTACAAATATAGCTGCTTTACCATCTATTCTATCAAATACTTCTGTAGGTATATTTTGTTGTACCCAATTAGAGCCATCGTAATACCATGTAGTACCATTATTAGTGTTATACCAAAGGTCTCCTATATGTTTTTGTTTTTCAGAATTATCCCAATCTTCTGTAATGTCAGGACTTTCTGATTGATACCATGTTTGAGCCTTTTTATCAACTTGATTACTTATATCGTCTACAAATTCATTATAAATATTTTTAATAAAGTAATCTATATAAGAGTCATCTGTATAACATACTTGTTCTACCCAATCCCTTTCATCAAAATGAGTATTACTTCTTTTTGCAGTAAGTATTTTACCCGATTTATATTCTGTAACTATACCATCATCATCTGCTAGAGAATGATTCTCAGTAAGTATCCATAAATCATTAATTTCATAATTAGATGGTTCAGAAGTAAAAATTGAAGATTTACCATCTATTTTATCAAATATTGCTACAGGAATATCTTGTTTATCCCAAACTGTACCATTCCAATAAAATGTTTCTCCTGTAGAAGTATTATACCATAAATCACCTGTGTGAATTTCTTTCAATTCATCTGTGGTCCAATCGCCTGATGGATCAAATTCTTGATACCATGTTTCAGCTTTTTTGTCCAGTTGACTGTTTATATCTTTTATATATTGTGCATATACACCGTTTATAAAAGCATCTAATGCGGAATCATCCGTATATTTAGTCAACTTTTTCCAATCATCATAATGAAATTCGTTGGATGTCTGTAAAGCTACAACAAGTTCTCCTGTAGAATAGGTAATACCCGAAAGAGTATATGTATCCTCAAGGATCCATATATCACCTATTTGATAGGAATCCGGTTTTTCGACATAAATGGAGGACTTGCCATCAATGCTATCAAAAACTTCTTTAGGTACAGTTTGTTTTTGCCACTCATGCCCATTCCAATAATATGTAGTACCATAATCTTGGCTGGTAACATCACTGTTATACCATAAATCTCCTATATGCTCTCTTTTAAGTTCGTCGGTAGTCCATTCTAAAGAAGGGTCTTCTGCTTGATACCATGTTTCTGCTTTATTATCTACTTGGTCTTTTATGCCTGATATAACTTCATTGACTTCAGAAGCAAATTTATTTAAAGAAGCATCAGTAGCTTCTACCCAATCATCTTTTATAAAAGATTCTTCAGAAGTTCTATTTTTAGTGGAAACATATAATTGTTGGCCATCGTCTGTTTTAATTACCCAAAGGTCTCCTTCATCATAAGGTACGTCAGGAGTAGTGAGAAATACCCTTCTCTTATTATCTGCGGTATCTTGTGCTTCAGAAGCAATCTTCATTGCCTCTTCAATATCACTGTCTTTAATTCTCTCCCACTCAGACCCAGTCCATCTATACACATAACCACTTGTTATATTGTAGAATAAATCTCCTTTATGTGTTTCCTTATCCTTAGAGGACCACTCTGATGCAGGATAATTATTAATTGTAGGAGTATATTTATAATACCAAGTATCAATCTTTCCATCAAGTTGTTCAGAATAAGAAGCTATTTGTTGATAGTATTCTTCCTTAAAAGTTTCTAGTGCAGAATTATCTACATAATTAAAAGCTTTTTCCCAATGCTCAATATTAAATTCTACACCTTCTTCTTTAGCTATTTTACATCTGACTAATTCGTCATTATATAATGCCCCAGTGTCTGCAGGATAAATACAATTAACCCACAAATCACCAACATCATAAGCTTCCGAATCTAAAGGCTGTCTTACAAATACTCTTCTTTTTGAATCAGCAGTATCCTGAGCTTTTGCAGCTGCTTCTAAGGCAGCTTGGATAGCAGTATCCGTTACTATATTCCAGCCATACTCATTTATAGTATTGCCATCTTCATCTTCATAAGAATTGAGTATTTGGAATCTATAACACTTTCCAGTATCTTCATCATAATAAAGGTCTCCTAAATGAGTATTATAGTTTACTGTAGTTTTTAAATTATCAATAGTTCCGTCTTCATTATAAACTATCCAATCAAGTGCAGGAGCATTTGAAAGAGTGGGTTCTCCTGGGTAAAACCAAGTTTCAATAGAACCATCTATTTGTTTTTGAATTTCATCAATCCACTCACTAAGTACAGTATCAGTATATTCATCAAGGTTTTCTTTAGTAGTATCTTTTACATACTCTTCTATGGTTTTATCCTCTATAGTAGACTTAATAGATAATTTACCACATATTTCAAGCCCCTCTCCTTGGGTAAATTTCATATAAGAAGTACTATTTTTGTCTCCTATATAAGCATCCCCATACACTCTAAAGAAAGCTCTTCCAGTTTTAGTATCATATCCATAAGCTACCATTTCTTTAGAAGTGCCATCTTCATTAGTCAAACTGTAAGTATTAATACCTTGATATAAAATTATAGAAGGGGCATAAGTGTCTACCGAAGAAAATTCTATTAAATTTTGTCTGTCAAGGTCATATTTATTTCCTCTTTGGCATATAACATCCCCTGCTGTAGGAACATCAGACCCTTCATCACAATCGTTTATTGAAAGGTCTATATAATCCTCTCCAACACCTATTACTGCTCTCCAATAATAAGTATTTGATATTTGATTTACTACCCCTGTATTTGCATTGAATAATTGGCAGTATGCTAAATCTCCTATTTTAAATCTATTCTTAATTACTTCTCCTTCTTGTTCTGTTAAAAAGTAACATCTATAGAAGCCGCCATTATCAATAATTTCCTCATCAACTTCTTCTCCTTCATCATTAATGTAACTTCTTATATACGTAACTACTTCATCAGCATGTAATTCTACAGAATTACAGTTAATTGCCCCTGCAGGAGATATAATTTGCTTTCCTCCTACAGAATTTACGTTAATGATTTCAAGAGATTCAAAATACGCTTTTAATCTTACTTTAAGCTTATCTACTTCAAGATAAGTATGCTTTTGTTGAGTATTTTCTTGATTGAATATAGCTCCTGAAGATCCTTGAGCATACTCACCTACTTGAAAACCTTGTGTAGAGGTAATAATGCCTGTAGAAGTATCATCTCTATCCTTCCTTAAATATCTTTTAGTGAAAGAAGTGAAATCTTCCAATGATATAGAAGTCCAAGAACCATTTCTATAAAAAAGAAAAGAGGTTCCTTCAACTACATCTATATTGCCGAATTTTGAGTATCTTCCTTCTCTTAATGCTATATAAAATACAGGAAATTGAGGAACTCCAGGATCCATTGAGGGAGTTGCCTCTCCCATGCAAGTCATACCTTTGGTTTTAAGAAATCTAACCATTTCTTCAATAGACTTGTTATCACTGTCATATACAGCTCTTACATGAGTAATAGGATATACATCCGTAGAATCTTTACCTCCTACAAGTTCTTTATCCTGTAATTTCTTTATTATTCCTGACATAATATATAAATAACCAGTTAACAAATAAAATATTGGTTAGTATTACACTAACCAATATTCTTTTCAAGTGCTGACACCTTCTTCTGTAATTCAGCAATCTTTTCTTCAGCGGTATTAAGTAAACCGGAAAGTTGAGAAATCTTTTCTGTAATACTCAAATCTTCCTTATGTTCACAAGCCACCTTCCAAGCCCCATTTGTATAATACTTAATAGTGCCATTGTCTATCCAAAGGCTCTTAGTATTAGGAGCTTCCTTTGAAACTACTATATTACCAAGTATAATCATAATATTATTTATTACCTGTTGTCTTTTTATTTATTTGTTTTCTTTTTAATTCAGCATCCACTTTAGCTTTATCCTTATCAAAAGATAATCTTTCTTTATCCAATTTCAATCTCTCGTCAAATTGACGAGCAGTTTCTGCTAATTTTTCTCTATTTAAAGCACTTTCATCATCTCCATTCATTAATGCTAATCTATCAGCTTCTGCCTGAGAATTAATTTGTGCTACAAGAATTTTAGTCTCATTGTCTCTTGCATTTAAGGTATCTGTCTGTTCAATCTTAGCTTGTTCAAGTTGTGCTTGTTGCTCAAGTTGCTGCTGTTGAATTTGCATCTGTTGCTGTTGTTCTTGAGCAGCTCTTTCTTGCATAGCTTGTTCATCCTTTTGAACCAATCTAGTTTTTTCAGCCAAAGATATAGATCCATACAATTTCATAATAGTAGAGAAGGAAAGGGTCGAATTCTGTAATGCAGCTTGTGCTAAAGTATCTAATTTTTGATTTAATTCTTGAGTGCCTGTACTATTGTCTACAGCTAATCCATAGTCATTTTCTGCAAACTCATCTCCATCCATCTCTATAATACCTTTGTTTTCGTTACCTATAATATTCTCAAATTTTATATTTCTGCCTCTTGCAGCTGCTTTTGCAGTTTCCAAAAAAGCTTCAAGAACTCTTCTTTTAGTATCATCATGTACTGCAAATAAAGGCTCTGTAATATATGAAGATTGTAATGTAGCTCTTTCTACTCCTCCTACAGTTTCTCTATTGCTTATTTGACCTTCTCTTTGTTTGGAAATGCCCACAGCTTCCCCCATTTCTGTTTTAATATACTCCAGTATATTAATGTATGATTGAATACTATTTCCTAATTCAAGGTCTATATATCCTGAAGAAGCATTATTTAAACCTCCAGCTAACTTACCTTGTGCAGCACCTCCCTGACCTTCTTTAAAAGAGTCAACTACAGCTATTCCGGAAGTATTTAAGAAATACATCCATTTATCAGCTGTCCATCCTTTAGGCATTTTAGCAAAATCCAAAGTGATGGCCTTTCCCTTGTTTTTAGCTATTAACTTCAACAATCTATCATGTATGACGTCATACAAATAATTATATGGTTTCATAATATCCACCATACTGAAAGGTCTGTCCTCATTGTTATTATATATAGTTCCTATAATACCAAAATGGCATCTTGAAGGATTACTGATTCTATTATATTGAATAGGCATAGGTCCCATATCTACATATATTTCCTCACCTATTTTAGTACCGTGCCATGCTTCATTTATAAAGAAGATTTTTTCCTCTTCTCCCATAGCCTCATTAATTACATAATCCTCAGTATAAAAATTAAATCTTTCCTCTCCTGTCTCAGGGTCATAAGATTTTACTTTCTTTATCCTTCTTTTGGATTTCCAGAATACTTGCAATACTCTTACATTACCTGCCATATCATAAGGAAGAAGACTGTTTGTAGTTTCCAACCCAAAAGGATCCCAAAAGAAATTATCTTCTTTTGTAAATTCTTCTCCCATCATATAGTTATTTACAAAACCATATCTTTCATCTATATTGTCCATAGAATCAGTAGCTGCATGATTTTGCCCAGGGAGATTCTCCAAATACTTTATATCTTTATCTGAAAGGTCTTCGTAATAGGTATCAATTATTTTACCGGGACTCCAATAATCTTCTATAATTATCATGTCAGAGTCTTCAATTTTCTTACTAAAACCTGACATAAAGCATCTTACTTTCATTGGGTTTAATCTTCTTAATACAGGTTCTCCGCTTACTACTGAAGTCTGATAAATTTCCTCTCCTACTGTAAGAGCGTCTTTAAACCCATCATTAAACATTAATGGAATATTATACTCCTTAATATAGTGGTTTATTAAGGCATTTGCTCTTATTTCTCTGAAGTCCTGATATTCGTAAGTATAATATTCATTTATTTTAGCAAGATTTTGCTGAGCCTCATCTTCAGATTGGGAAGTATTTGAAACCCACTCTTGTAATCTTTGTAAAAGCTCATTCTTTTTAGCATTTTCCATCTCGGAAATAGCATTTGGATTAGTTACAATTACCCTAAAATCAAACAGTCTCTTTAATTCTTCTCCTACAAGAACATTAAGTTTACTGTTGATTATAGGATAATGTTGTATCTTGTCTGGTATATATTCAGCATCAATCCTTTCAGGATTAATCAGCATTTCCAAATCTTTCATCCTTAAAGTTCCGCTCATAAGATCATAATTAATTTTCTTATGTGCAACAGACTTTCTTACAGGACTATAATTTACCAGCGATTTAGAATCTGCCCAATCCAAGTGCTTCTTTACCCAAGATTTATTTTTCCTTTTCCAAGAAACTATCTGTGAAGGTAAACTTGTAACTTGTTCCATATATTAATATTTTGTACAAAAATATATAAAAGAGTAAATATAGACAATAGTATAAGTGAATTACTAATTATTTGAAGTCAATTTTTCTAAGTATCCAGACTTCTTTGCTTCATAATTTCTAGTAAAAAAATCATCATTTCCTAAATAATCTCTCTCTATCTCTTCATCTCTATCTCTTATATCTCCTTGATATAGAATTACTTTTTCTTCTCTATATATCATTACCATGCCTAAAGCTCTTATTCTATCTACGTTTATTTCAGGAGTAAAAGCTATCAATTCTTCTATCAGTGCTCTACATTTAATTTTATATAATTGTGGAACTGATATTTCTTTTGACTCTCCATCTTCTTCGACTATAATTATAGTTTGTTTTAATAGCCAATCTCTTATAAGACCATTTGCATAATTGTTAATAGCGGCTGTAGCATTTACACCTTTTGCATTAGAACCAAAACTACTATATTTTACCATACTTTTATCTCTAAGATACTCAGGAGTATCGGCTAATAAATGCGTACAATTTACTTTAGCAAAATATGCATAAATGCCTTTTTTATTTGATTCATATAAACATTTTGCATTATAGAATAAACATAATTTTCTTACAATTTCAAAATTATCTTCTGCATAAGATTGTCTTCCTGTATATTCTGCTACAATACTGTCTGTAAATAAATCAAATACGAAAGTAGAACTTAATGAATTTGATTCCGCTTGGTCATTATCTACAGGGTCGTGTCCTATAATATACCTTTCAGAATAAACTTTACCATTATTGTTTTTTTCAGGCATTTGGTAAAATTCTATAGCTCCTTTGGTATCATTGTCAACTCCATATTTTCTAATAGGAATTTCATTAGTTGGAACATATTCAATTTCACCCTTATCATTAAATACCAAATTACCTACATAAACATCATCAAAACTATTCGGATTGCTGTCTAATTGCAACAATCTTTCATTTAAAGCTACTGTAGGAAAGAAAGCCGCTTTAACCTTAATAATAGCTTCTGCTGGAGTTATTGGGTCTTCTGCTATTGCTCGTAATACTGATTTTGGGTCTGTTGAAGTATATTTAATCTTGTATCTGAACATTAATATTTCTATTAATGCTTTTACTACATCAGAAACCCCATCTTTATTGTAGCATCCTGCTCTATTTATATACGCGGGAAAAAAGAATCCAAATTTAGCCTTACCTTGTTTTGGTTTGTCATATACATTGTTTATAGCATAGATGTTATAACCTTCAGGACTATATAATAAGGTTTTAGCTGAACTAAAATCAGACTCATCCTCTGCTGCTGTACCTACCAAGTACATCATAGCAAAAGCATAGTCTCCTTCCTCTACAGATTTTCTAGTAATATCATACAATGAAAGAAGTCCTTTAAATGATCCCATTTCTTCAAATAATATCCATCCACGTTTACCTCTAAGTTTTTCAGGATCATCCTTAGCTGATACTGCCAATACTTGATTTAAAGAACCTCTTTCAATACCATATTCATCTTTATACCCCATTTGCCAAGTCATCTCGTTAGGAGAGTTTTTTAACATTAAATGAGGGAAGGGAGTATTACTGAAAGCAAAGTTAATTGCCGGCTTAAATTTAGACAGAGTACCATCCTTTGAATCACTAAGATACTCTTTTTGATATGCTGTAAGTACTGTAATAACTCTTTTTCTAGATTCTAAAGATTCTCCTAAGATTAAATTTGATGACATTATAGCTGATAAGGAATATGACTTAGCACACCCTCTTTTAGCTAGTTCTATAGCGTGTTTACCTGCTTCTCTTGCTTGATATAAATAATGAAATCTCCAATAAATACCCTCAAATGAAAATGGAAAAGATTCTTTTCTAATAGCTTTCTTAGTACCTTCTTTAATGATATTAACCATCATAGGATGGTAATTCAGAAAATAATAGCATTTTCCAGTAACCCATTCACCATCTGATTTTCTAACATATCCTTCGTAACATCTTCTAATTTCTTCATCCCAATGTTTTCTATATTCTGAGTTAGGATTACTGTTTGGTCTTAAAAAAGTAAAACAGCCGTGTTTCATAAAATGAATAGCAGGTTGTCTAAAATAATCCATATTTTCAAGTATATGTGGGTTTTCAAGATTTACAATTATCTTACCTTCAGAATCTCTTTTTAAATCCTTTGCATAGGGACGGTTATCAGAAGTAAGATTTTTTATAAAAGGAATTGTATGTAGAGCATCCATTAACTGTTCTACCACTTCTTCTGGCAAAGATGCTAATAATTCATCCGTTAAAGGTGTTTGATATTTATTCATAACTACATATCTTCATACATTGATTTCTCTTGTGCTCCTCTTACTTTTTCACTTTGAGTGATTTCCTTTGCTAAAGCTCTTTCAGCTTCATCCAAATCTTTGACCAAAGAAGGAATCTGTTTAATGGTAGCTGTAATAGTATTTAACGTATAAATAGGTTTACCGTTACCATCAGTTTCATTTAAATCAATTTCTCTTAAAAGCTTTCTTAATTTATCAACAGCATAACGTGTGTCCTCTAAGAGTAGAGAAGAGGATGGTTTAAACTTATTATAAAATTCCATAGCCTCTTTAACAAGAGAATCTGGTTTCCATTTATCATTCATTCCTTCCCCCTCTTTAATAGATTTTAATCTTGCTTCTTCATCTACTATATATTGATAATCACTTCTAGGGTCACAAAAGAAATAAATAAATCCTAATTCCATCATAGCTATATCCTTAGTTTTAGATTTATCTCTCTGCCATATTTGTTTAAATGGTTTTAATAATAAAGCTTCTTCTGATATAGTTATCTTATATCCTTCATATTTAAATAATTTCATTTAAATACTCCTTTCTTTTTTAAATAAAAAATGCACCTTGCTGTCCATTCTACTAAAGGCTCATCTGAAAAACTGTGCATATATTGTCCTGCATTAAATATAGCATGAACTATTTCATGATACAAAGTTTCTTCTTGTTCTTCTTCTGAAATCTGAATTCCTTGTACAGTATTGGCAATTTGTATCTCCATTTTATTTGGGTCACATAATCCTTTAAGAAAATCAGAATCTTGATTTTTTATAGTATCTACAAATTTAATTTTCCATTTACTTCCAAATAAATCTATTGTAAAATTCTTTTTATTCATATATGATAAAAATAAATAAGCCTAGCCTAAATTAATAGACTAGGCTTAAAGTTAAACAATAATCTTTTTATCACTTGGAAGTTCAATAGAAGCTGACCAATCTTCTTCCTCTTCATAATCTTCAATAACAAATCTTACATCTCTATCTTGAAGTAATAAATGAGGTTCTCCATTAACCATAAATATATTAAATTTATATCCTACAGTTACGTTGTCTGATATAATACCATCCTTTAATGAACCTTCAGTGTGTTTCTTAATTTCATATCTTGTGGGATCTACCCAAATCAAATCCCCTACCTTAACTTCATTCACACAAGAACCTATTGCGACAACTCTTTGCCATTCCTTTAATGTTCCTCTAGTTCTTTCAATCAAGCCACTCTTGGTTCTTATATCTTCCTCATATTTATCTGCCGTAGTTAAAATAGCAGTAAACATAGGTTTAACCTTCTTTAAGTTTATCATAATTTTTTCTATTAAAACTCTTCCTTTTATTTAAATATTCTTGATAAGTGCAATGCAGTTTTCCTAAACTTGGAATATTATAACTTGTGTAAAGTTTACTATATGAATTTTCATCTTGTTGGTCCTTTAAGGGTAAAAGAGAAATGGAATCTCTAATACTTCTCCAATAAGCTTTATATGTACTTAATACTAATTGATAAGGAAGATTAAGTTCATTAGCTACTTTATTAATTATTTCGTTCATTTAATTCAAAGTATAAAAGCAATGAGAAATTACCATCTTCAGGTAAATTAGGAATAAATTTAGGGTTGATTTTATTATCTATAATTACTTTATTCTTTCTTAATTTACCCATAATAACCTGAAAGTAAGCTAAAGTAATACCACACTCTTCCCGCACTTTCTTTTTAGTATCCTCACTCATAGTAACTCTATCAAGAATTTCATCATCCTTAATAACTTTACTAAGTTCATATCTTTGTTTAATTAAACTGGCTGCAATATCAATCTCTCTATCTGCTAATTTATGGAAAGGCTTCAGAAACAAGAGCCAGTATTTAAAGAAACTACCACTAAGTGAAGTAGGTATTCTGATTATATTGTTTGCTTTCTTCATGCCTCTTCATTATTAAATTACTTACTTTCTGACTCTTCAGCAGTATCTGAATTATTATCCTCCTCTTCAGGAGTCATAAATTTCTGTATCTCTTCAGCACAACTTATTAAGAAGTCGTTTGAAAACAAATTATTATTAGGACATTCAATCACTCTAAAAAGATAATCCAATCTATTAATGGAACCTCTGGTACGCTGAAGTTCATTATAGAGGGACTGTGCTTGATTACTCAACTTATTAGCCAATGCTTCAAGTTGTTCATACGTAAGTTTCTTTGAAGTATTATTACCTTCTCCCTTTGCTATTTCCATTATTTTCCTCCAAATATTTATGATTATACTTTAATTTATACAATTCTCCCCAGTCATCAATACTTGCTTCTCCTATTTCTGAAGAACCACAAGTATCACAATAGTCCATATCTTCAGTAGATCTTATTCTTAAAGAAAGACAATGCTTACAGAAAAATACAGGCTCATTATTATATTCCTCTTTGTTTAAGTGCCCCATAAATTTCTTTCTTTCTTATATTAACAAGTCTTCCTAAAGTATCCTTTCTGTTATTAAAAGGTCTTTTAGGAGCAATAACTCCTATAGGACTAACATGTCCTCTTTTAATAGCTCTGTTTATACTCTTAAACTTTGAAACTCCTTCAAAGCTTAGCAAAGGCATTCTCCCTGTTTCAATTTTATCTTCCATTATTCTTCATAATAAATAATAAATAAATCACCACTACTGTTATTAAAAATACCAACCAATCTATCTTTAGTAATACCTAATTCATTAATTTTTCTAACAGCTATAGTAAAATTATCTACATACACTAACTTACATTTACTTTCTCCCATAATTAATATTAATTTAATGTATCTTAATATTAGTGTTGCGGAGGGGGGATTCGAACCCCCAACCTCTAGGTTATGAGCCTAGCTAGCTACCATTGCTAACACTCCACGATATACCTGAGATTTGGGTATGGCACTCAGGTTTTCACAGTATGCCCTTATCTGTGGCCCTCATTCACGGACTACCTCTTATAGCTTTTTTGAAGAGGGCAGCTCCTCTAAGGTGTTCATTATGTCCTAATGAGTGTTATCCTGCTGCAAATGAACTATGCTTTCTTAATAACATCCTGAGCTTCCTATAAGACTCGAACTTATAACCTACTGAGTACAAAACAGTAGCTCTACCATTGAGCTAAGGAAGCATTATTTCTTTCTATTACTGCTAGAAGCTGCTTTAAAATTATTAACGCTCTTCTCTAATCTTGCAGCTTCTGCTTTAGCCTGTTTAATAGCAGCTGCTTTTCTTCTGCTATCCCCCATAATTTCTTGATAATCAGCGAGAGTTCTAGCATCACTTTCAGCTTGCCATCTTCGTTGATCTGACGTCATTTTTACCATACTAATACCTATTAATTAATACTTTAATCAAATTTGTAGCTCCAATGGGACTCGAACCCACACAGCCTAATGGCCAAGGGATTTTAAGTCCCTCGTGTCTACCGATTCCACCATAGAGCCTTTTTCTTAATTCAATTTAAAAAGGATAGTGCATAAGCACTAATCCTAAATTACTTATTAAAGTTATTCATAAATACAGTACCTGAAGAACCTAAATAAGTATAAGTGTTTGCAGTTAGTTTAATATACCCTTTAACTGCCTTCTTCATTAAATTAAGAACTATTTTCATATATAAACAATTAAAAATAAAGCCATGCAAAAGAACTTCTTTTGGTAGTATACGCTAAATCATGTTGATTTTGATAGGCTTCTTTTTCAAATCTTACATTCTTATAAGCATAATTAGAATTTCTATACTTAATAAGTAATACTAAATACTCTACTAAATACCATAAATAAAAGAACACGTATAGCAATTCTTTCATTTGTGCAGTATGTATTTTCTCATGATTCAAAGTTCCTTCACTTATTTTAGAACCTTTTCTAGCAAATACTATACCAAATAAATTAATAGCCTTAAATCCTTTAAAAGGAATAATTTTGTTATAAATTACTTTCATAATACATAATTTAATTGTACTCTCTATAGGATTTGAACCTATGACTCCCAAGGTATAAGCTTGGTGCTCTAACCACTGAACTAAGAGAGTAAAAGGGAGAGTTTCTTTTACTTCTAACTCTCCAAAAGAAGATCCATGTTAGGACAAAAATCAATCATTATTCAATTTAAATTTAGAAACCATGAAAACAACCGTTAGTTGCTTTTATAGGATTTGAACCTATACTCCAAGTTCCAAAAACTTGTGTGCTAACCATTACACCAAAAAGCAATACCTCCTAACGCTTTAGGACTACCTTATATTTACCGGGTCGTACTTCCTGAAAGAATCGAACTTTCATATTTGGATTAGAAATCCAATGTTCTGTCCATTGAACTAAGGAAGCTTTCTAAAACAGTGCAAATATAAATAGAGTTTTTATATTCTGCAAATATTTTCTATTAAATTTTGTTAATAGAATAAATTTTTCCATTTAATGCAGATCTTAATTTAATATTCTCTGCATACATATTACTTTCATTCATAATAATATGTGTAACTCCATTCTTCACAACTACTTTATAACTTAATCTCTTCATAATAGTTAGTTTTAAATTAAACATAGTTTCTCCCTTTTTCCTTATATTTATTAATCCTTAATATATAAAGAGACCTAGAGCAATTCGCCAATTAAGCTCTCCGGCATTAGTTCTTACAGTTTTAAATGGCGTTTATATATTATTAGTCTACCTCTTTTATCTCTAGCCCGAATTACCTCTGCCCTACTTATAGTACCCTTTATTCTCCTATGTTGGCTTGGGGACATTTAAACCTGTAAGAACCCTCCTTATATATCTTAGTAAAATATAAGGTGCTGCAAATATAAATAATAGTTCTTAATTATGCAAATTAATAAGTAAAATACTTATTAATTTTATGATTTTTTAAATTTTATTTTGAAAATTTTATTTTTTTATTTTTTAAATTTTTATTATATTATCGAGAAGTGGGGATACTCCAACCTCACCTCCCCCATCACTTAGCCCGAAGGGGTTATACCCCGGGTAGGCTAATATTTATTAACAATTAACAACAAACAATTATGGACAACCAATTAACTTTTAACGAAACTTTGACTGTTGAACAGTTCAAGGAGCGTCAGCATGTATCTAAACTGGAAGTAAAGAAGAACCCTCAGAACGGCAAACTGTTCTTCAGTTTTGGAGCACAAGTAGGAGGAGTCGCTGTCAAGGGAATTCCTACACATCCTATGGTCAGCAATGTCACAACTCCTGAGGGAGACACGTTCTGGCTGCTGCACGAAGAAGGCAATGGTGCAGAGGTTATTGCAACCTTCTAAAACCAGCAACAAAGGGAGCAGGCTAAATGCCTGCTTTCCTTTTATTTTAGTTTGTATGTATTTAGTAATAGTTATTATTTAATATATTAATATATTGTTAATTTGGTGATAAATCCCTTCAGGTAAAATAGAGGGTAAAGTGCTGAGAATGAGCCTGTTAATCAATTCCGCCACTATTTTAACAACGAAAATAAAGAGCGCTTTATTACTTTAATATATTAATAATAACTATTTTTACTGACTCCTAAGCATGAGTATAAACTGCTTATTTTATATTAAATACTGTCCCACCTACCAAAGTGGCTGATGAGTCTTTGAAAATTAAGACGAAACAGTAATTTCAAGTGTAAAACA